TTCAGCTGCAAGCTCTCCTGCACTCCCGGGCTGTGGAATCCCCGTGAAAGCCGTCTGAACGGCAAGAGCAGGGAGGCGGTGGAAACAAATGCGAAAATCGACAAGCTGCTGCTTGACATCAATGCCGCTTTCGATTCCCTTCTGGAGCGCAAGGGGGAATTTGACGCCGCTTCCGTCAAGGATGCCTTCCAGGGCAGCATGAAAACGCAGATGACCCTGATGAAAATGCTGGATGCCCTCAGGGATGAGGTGAAGAGCCGTATCGGAATAGACCGGGCAAAAGGGACCTATCCGGCATACGACTTTACCTGCCGTACCATGCGCGAGTTCATTGAAACCAAATTCAAGACGAAAGACCTGGCCTTCGGGCAGCTTACGGAACAGTTCATCCACGACTATGAGAATTTCATCCTTGACGAGAAAGGGTATGCCGTGGATACCGTACGGCATTACCTGGCAATTCTCAAGAAAACGTGCAAAAGGGCTTATCAGGAAGGACACTCCGAGCGGTTCATGTTCCAGCATTACGTCCTCCCGAAACAGACCGTCAAGACCCCCAAGGCACTGAGCCGTGAAAGTTTCGAGAAAATCCGTGACGTGGAGATAGCCCCGCACCGCACGACCCACCGTCTGGCAAGAGACCTGTTCCTCTTCGCCTGCTATACCGGGGTCGCCTACAGCGATGCCGTGACCGTCACCCGGGAAAACCTGTACACCGGCGAGGACGGCAAGCTATGGCTGAAATACCGCCGGAAAAAGAACGAGCTCCGTGCAAGCGTGAAGCTTCTGCCGGAAGCCGTCGCCCTGATAGAGAAATATCATGATGACAGCAGGGATACGCTGTTTCCGATGATCCACTATCCGAGCATGAGAAACCACATGAAGGCGCTGGCCGTGCTGGCAGGGATAAAGGAGGACCTGTGCTACCATGTCGGACGCCACTCGTTCGCCTCGCTCGTCACCCTTGAAGCGGGCGTTCCGATAGAGACCATCAGCAGCATGCTGGGGCATAGCAACATACAGACGACCCAGGTCTATGCCCGCGTCACCCCGAAAAAGCTCTTTGAGGACATGGACAGGCTTATCGAGGCTACCGGAGATTTCAAACTTGTTCTATAACCCATAAACAATGAGAATCATGAGAAGTACCTTTTCCATACTATTCTATATCAACCGCGGCAAGATAAAGGCTGACGGAACCACGGCGGTCATGTGCCGCATCACCATAGACGGCAGGAACACCGCCATCACCACTGGGATATGCTGCAAGCCGGAAGACTGGAACGCCAGAACCGGAACCATACGCACGGTAAGGGAAAACGCCAGGCTGCAGGAGTACCGGAAGTATATCGAACAGACTTACGAGGAAATCCTGAGGACGCAGGGGGTCGTCAGTGCGGAGATTATCAAGAACCGGGTGACAAGGCAGTTCGTCGTTCCGACACACCTGCTCCGGATGGGCGAGATAGAGCGTGAACGTCTCAGAATACGGAGCAGGGAGATCAACTCCACTTCCACCTACCGGCAATCACAGTATTTCCAGAAGTACCTGACGGATTACCTTGCTTCACTGGGGAAGAAGGACATCGCCTTTGAGGAAATAACGGAAGACTTCGGCAGGAACTACAAGGCATTCCTTATCAGGAACAAGAATTTCAGCACCACGCAGACCAACCGCTGCCTCTGCTGGCTGAACCGCCTGCTGTATCTTGCCGTGGACAACGAGATCCTGCGCACCAATCCGGTGGAGAATGTCGAATATGAGAAGAAAACCGCGCCCAAGCACAAGTATGTCACCCGTGAAGAGATGAAAAGGATACTGGCCATGCCTCTGAATGAAGGACGTGCGGAACTGGGCAGACGTGCATTCATCTTCTCCTATTTCACCGGGCTTGCCTATGCCGACATCAAGCAGCTCCATCCGTGCCATATCGGGACGACGGCGGAGGGGCGGCGGTTCATCCGCATTAACCGGAAGAAGACCGGAGTGGAAGCGTTCATCCCCCTGCACCCGATAGCCGAACAGATACTGTCCCTGTACAATACCACCGACATGCACAGTCCCGTATTCCCGTTGCCGAGCCGGGATTCCATCTGGCACGAGATACGGGAAATCGGCGTGATCCTGGGCAGGCACGATGACCTTTCGTACCATCAGGCCCGGCACGGGTTCGGGGTCCTGCTCATTTCAGAGAGCGTATCCATCGAGAGCATAGCCAAGATGATGGGACACTCGAACATTTCCACCACACAGGGGTATGCCAGAATAACGGAAGAAAAAATCTCAAGGGAAATGGACAGACTGATTGAAAAGAGAAGCCAAAGCCGCACACATTCCGGCTCTGACAGCCAATAACCATTTCGCAGCCGCCTGCTTCCTCGCCGTCCATGAAGTTAGTACAGACTTCATTGAAAGTGAAAAGGTCGGGCGGCCGTGCCGTTTCGGGCAGAATCTTCCTTTGCAGGCAAAGCGTATTCAGCCCGAAAACCTTTCCCCTTTCACGTCTGTACAAGGAAGGCTGACGGCAGCGGAAACAAGCGACCGACGGAAAAGTCGATACAACAAAAAAAGAAACAGCATACAGACAGTAGGAAACTACCGGTCCGTATGCTGTTCTGATTTTCTATAGGAGGGCGTTTTTTTGAAACACAATGAAAAAGGCAGGCGGCAAACTGCGCTCCCTCCAAAAAATCAATCCTTTTTTTCGACCACCTGCCAATATCCGCCCTTGTCCGGCCGAACTGCCTCTGCCTTCATTCGTGTTCAATCTTTTGTCATGTACTTAACTTATTTCTAAATTTTTATGTAGGTGTACTGGTGTTGTGAAATGCATCAGCAGCTCTATCTGAATATGTTACTCACATTCATATCTTCTTTAATCCTTATCATATATTTTCCACAAATCTTTAGTCCAAGTGTACATTTCATGACGTAAGGATTCTGGTTCTATTATTTCAATCATGTTCCCCACTTTTAGGAGTTCCATGCAGAAATCATATGTAGGACGAAGTATAAGTTCAAAGTCCGCATAATCAGCACAAGTGAAAATTTCTCTTTGTGATTCATGAAGAGGCAAAGTGCGAAGATAATGTTGATGGTATTTGTCTGCACGAAGGACGATACGTTGAATCGGTATATCAGTATCCAACACCACTCCGAAAAAAGAAGAAAAATAAGACTTTGCATCGAAACCCTTCGGCAGCACAAACCTTTCATCAGTTTCTTTTATATCGACTATACGGTCGAGTCCATAGAGACGAATACTTTCATCATTAACACTTTGGGCAAGCAAATACCATCTTTTTTGAAACATCTTCAGGCAATATGGAGCTACCGGAAAAGTAAAAGGATTGGAGTATTGGAAATTCTTGTGAGTAATGTTTATTATCCTACTTTCCCTCATGGCTTTTATGATTCCCGTGAGGAAGTCACGACCAGAAGGTATCTCTTCTACCAAAATTCTGTCTTTTAAGATAGTATTTTGTGATAATGCATTGACTGTAGTATATGCATCAAGAAGCCACCGACACAATTCACCTTGCCGAAGGGCTTCCGGATTGGATATGTAGTATCGGTAGCCATTTTGCGGGCGACAGTCAATGATGATTCCAAAAGCCATTAGAATGCTTCCTTTCCACCGATCGAAAGTTTGTCTCGGCAGAGGTTTACCATTACTGATGGATGTGTCACGAACCCACTTCTCGTTGAGCTCTTTCAGGGTAAGCCCTTTATCTCCGGCATTGTATAGAACATTTGCTACCCAAATGTATTTTTCCAATGTAGTCATGGGACTTCCTTTTTTACATTTGCATACCCTTTTCTTTCACTTCCCGCAGAATAGTTTGTACTTTCTCTTTTATCCAAGCGGTAATTTTCCCGCTTTTTATAGCTAAAAAGTTTGAAGGAGAAATCCAATTGTCATAACCAGTCGGAAGCCATTCAGAGCCGAATGTCCAATAAGCATTAGAGTCCAAATTCAGACAGTTCAATTTCTTTTGTAAAGGTTCCTCTTCCCCGGAATCAATGCCTATATACAAACTTTGCCAATTAGTCTTGTCAGATGTCACTGAAATCCTATACCGTTTCCATGACGACGGCTTAAATCGAATACAACCATCATGCTCCGTATCAAAATTATAATCATTTTCCTCAGC